GAGTGGCAAATTCACCGCCATATAAACTAGCCAACATTTTGGGTAGTGCGTATGATTACATCTACCCGCCTTTATCTGCTGATAGTAAAAAGGCGGCGGTAAATGATAGCCTTTTAGCATTTATGCAACAGGCGCAAGGATTTGATAAAACATTGTTTGGGGTAAAAGATGGCTAATATGATTGCCCGCTTAGGCGTAGCCCTAGGGATAGATACCGCGGAATTCAATAGAGGTATTGAACAAGCGGGTAAAAAACTAGAACAATTTAGCGAAGCCGCCGAAAAGTTTGGCAAGATGGGCGCGGTTGCCTTGGTTGCCGCTAGTGCCGCCGCACTTAAATACGCCGATGACTTAGCCGATGTAGCCGATGCTAACGAAGTAGCCATAGGCACGGTTTTACAGTTATCTAACGCACTTGCCAATTCAGGCGGCAAAGCCGACAACGCGGGCAAGATGCTATCGGCGTTTGCAAAGTTTATTGACGAAGCCGCGGGCGGTTCAGAACAAGCGCAGAAAACCGCCAAAGCGTTGGGCGTTACTTTGCAAGACTTGGGCAAACTTTCCCAAGAAGAATTGCTAAATAAGTTGGCTACCAACTTAGCCAAAGTTGAAGATCCGATAACGCGTAACGCCAAGGCAATGGAAGTTTTTGGCAAAGCCGCCAAAGGCGTTGATATGGTTGGCTTTGCTGAAAAAATTGCAGAAGCCAACCCGCTGATTCAAGAACAAGAAAAAGCAATTAAAGCCGCCGCAGATACTTATGATTTGTTGGCGCAAACATCCCGCGATGTAATGTTGGTATTGGCTACGGAACTAGGGCCAATCCTAAAGGCTACCGTTGATTACATGAAAACATTAGGTGATAGCGGCGTATCACTTAGCGGAATTTTTAAAACTGTATTTCAAACGGTTGCGGTTTTAGGTTCTGAGGTTGGTTATTTCTTTAAAGCCATCTTTGATGAAATCGGGCATACCTACAACAACGCCGTTACTTTAGTAACCAAAGGCGTTGATGCCGCAATTGAAGCAAACAAAAAATACAACAATTCTGTTTTAGCGCAAAGAATTCAATTAGATTTGTATCAAGCCAATGTAATGGGCGTTCCCCAATACGGCAATTCTATTGATGCGTTAGCGGCAAAAGGTGGTGCAAAATCTAGCACCGCATCGGGCGGGCGTTCTGTTACTGATGCCGCAGAAAAAGAAAGAAAAAGATTAGCCGAAGCCGCCGCAAAAGAAGCGAAGCGATTAGCCGAAGCCCAAGAAAGGGAAGAAGCAAGGACATTAGAAAAATACAGAAGGGAACTTAAAGAACAAGATAAAGATGCAACAAGGGCAGAATATCGGGAAGTTACGGCATATCAAAATGCTATAGCAACAATTAGGGCAAAAGAACAAGCCTTAAAAATTCAAAATGATATTGCATTGATAGAAAAAACAACGCAAGATTTAAGAAGCGAAGATATAAAACTTGCAAAAGAATTGTATTTAAATGAACAACAACGGCTAGAAAATATTAAAGAAATACAGAAGAATAATATTTTAGATGCCGAATCAAAAGAACATTTGATTTCACAAGAAAACGCATTAGCCGATGCAACCGAACGCTACCTACGCGCACAAAACCAAGCGGTTAAAACGCAACGCGAAGGCACAAGCGAACAAGGCTTTATGAAAGAAGGCGCAAAGTTTTTTAGGGATTTGCCAACCGAATTAGAAAATGGCGCAAAGGCTTTTGGTTCTGTAATGGGCAACATGGAAAGCGCGTTAGATAACTTTGTTCGCACGGGCAAGTTATCGTTTAAAAGTTTGGCGCGTAGCATCATTCAAGATTTGATTGCCATTCAATTGCGGGCATCAGCAACGGGTTTGTTTAAATCATTGTTTGGGATGTATGCAAGCGGCGGTTTTGGTACTGGCAACGCGTTTGGCAATCAAGACCTTGGCGGGTTCTTAGCCGATGGCGGTTCTGCTAATGCCAATACGCCTTATGTTGTCGGCGAACGCGGGCCTGAACTATTTGTACCCCGTTCATCAGGTACAGTAATTCCAAACCATGCGTTAGGCGGCGTAGGCGGCACTACGATGGTCACAAACAACTACATTAACGCCATTGATACTAAATCGTTTGAAGAACGCCTATACGGTAGTTCTAACGCGATTTGGGCGGCAAATCAGTACGCCAATAAATCGTTGGCGGTGAATAGGGGTCGGGCATGAGTTTCCAAACCATCTTTGAAATACAACAATCAATGACGGTTAACAACCGCCGTATGGTTGGACAACAAGTAGCGCGTTCGGGTTATATCACCGTAGCGCAATACCTTACCGCCGTGCCTTGGGTGTTTACTATTACGCCCCATGCTTATCTTTACTATCCGCAAGTTCGGGATATTATCCAAAGCATTGATAACAAAGATAGGCAACTACCTGAAACAATTACTTTCAATAGCACCAATCTTTCTTGGTTTACTGAAATGCGTGGCACGGCTACCGCGGCAACATTGAACGGTGCGCCCGCGGCTAATACGCAAACACTTGCTTTAACTTCAAACGGAACATTTAAAGCGGGTGATTTTATTATGATTAACGGTTACACCTACAAGATAACCGCGGATAGCGCGGGTTCATCCGTAGGCATCAATCGCCCGCTAATTGGTACGCCCGCATCAGGCACAACGGTTAGCATTGGCAATGCTTGCACATTTACGGTGGTTGCAGAATCTTGCCCAACCTATACACTTAACCCAATGACAGATGGCGCGTTTGTGCAATGGGATGCGCCGTTTGTTTTCCGTGAGTACATAACATGACAACAATTAACGCCGTAACTGGTTCACAAATTAACCATGCGGAATTTGTAAAACTTACCGTTGGCAATGCCGCTACGGTTTACACATTTTGCAACGCCGCCGCACCCATTACGGTTGGCGGTATTACCTTTGCTAACCTTGGCGCATTGCTTAGTGTCGGTGATGTTCAACGCGACATTAAAGCAACATCCGATGACATGACCATTCAATTGACGGGCATTGACCCGACCAATGTAGGCATCATTTTAGGTAGCGACATTAAAGGTTCATTGGTAGAAGTATGGCGCGGGTTTTTTGATTCAAACAACCAAATTATTACAACGCCTACAACCCAATTTTTTAAACGCTACCAAGGCATTATCAATAGCGTTTCAATTACTGAAGATTTTAATTCTGAAGCGCGTACACGCATTGCAACTTGTTCTATTTCTTGTTCATCAATGCGCCGTGTTTTGGAAAACAGATTGTCGGGCGTAAAAACCAATCAGAATAATTGGCAATTTATTTATCCTAACGACACATCGATGAACCGCGTTAGTGAAATTTCTAATACATTTTTTGATTTTGGTTCACCGCCAAAAACACAAACACAATCAAGCGAAACAACAACCACAATGGATAATAGTGGTGGTGGTGGTGGTGGTGACGGTCCATGATAAGACAAGCGACAAGATACGACATACCTAGACTGTTAGAAATCGTGGAGGCATACGCCTATGAAAACCCAATTAAAAAACTTGGTGAATCGCATAATCACTTTCCCCGTTATGTTGAAGAACTATTGTTTAGCATCATTCACGGGCGTGGGTTTATTTATATCGACTCGCATCTTAGGGGCGCGATTGTGGCTTACAAAACTTCTAACATTTGGTCGCCCAAAGTAAAAGAGTTAAACGAACTATTGTGGTGGGTAGAACCTGAACATCGCAATGGCACGGTTGGCGGTAGGCTTTGGAAAGCGTTTGATGAACGCGCAAAGGAAATGCTAAAAGCGGGCGATGTAGATATTGTTTGCACTTCAATTTCTGCTAACGGCCCGTTAATTGATTACACGCGCAGGGGATACAAATCCCTTAGTGCAACTTTTGTTAGGGAATAGAAAAATGGTTGCAACTTTAATTGCGGGTTTAGAAATAATTGGCTTTTCTACGGCGATGGCAACCTTTGCCGTTAACTTTGCCATTTCTTATGTTGTTACCCGTGCATTTGCAGATAACCCTGAGACTCAGCAAGACATGGGCGTTAGGCAACAAGTACCGCCAAGCGCAGTTAACGCCATTCCTATTGTTTACGGCAATGCCTATATGGGCGGCACATTCGTTGATGCGGTGCTAACAACCGACCAGAAAACAATGTACTATGTTTTGGCTATTTCAAGCATTAGCCCTAATGGTCAATTTACTTTTGATACCGCTGATATGTATTACGGCGATAGAAAAATTACATTTGATGGTAGCGATTTAACTAAAGTTGTTAGCCTTACCGATGAAGCGGGAAATGTAGATACAAAGATTAGCGGCAACCTTTACATCAATCTTTATAAATCTACAACGGGCGGCACAATTACATCCGCTAATGGCGCATCAGCACCTAGCACGGTTATGGGCGGTTCTGATATTGTCGTTGGTCAGCGTTGGACAGGAACGCGGCAAATGAATGGTTTGGGCTTTGCCATTGTTAAACTAATTTACAACCGTGATGCCGATACTACACAACTGCAACCAATTACATTTAAAGTAGCGCACACACTAAACGGCACAGGCGTAGCCAAAGCGGGCGATGTTTGGTATGACTACATGACCAACGCGGTTTATGGCGGGGCAGTAGATGCGGCATTTGTAAATAGCACAAGCGCAACCGCATTAAACGCGTATGGCGACCAAAAC